GGCAAATGTGTGTGTCCCTTTTCAAAATAATTTAAGCACACGAATTTTAGAAAAAGATTATTTTACACCAAAGAGAGACTGTTTCGTAAATGAAACCAAAAATTATTTACCTTCGAGTTATAATTTAATTAGAGGCGGTTATGTAGGGGGGCCAAATACTTGTCAACAAACAAATTCTTGTCAAAATGTTTAATTAATAAATGATTTTAGATTATTATATGTGAATAAAAATATAATACTCTATATATATAAATATGGAAATTGCCATTCCTTTAATAGCATTAGGTGGTATGTATGTGGTATCAAATCAATCTAACGAATCATGCTCTAAAAAAGAAATAAGACAATCATTACGACAAAAAGAAAATTTTAATAATATGGGCATTAGAAGCAATTTGGGCGTAAAAACAGATAATTACTTGCCAAACACAAATATTCCTCCACAAAATTTCCCTGTTACTAATATAAATCAATTGGTTGATACTGTTCAAGAATATCCTAATCCAAATGTTGCTACAGATAAATACTTCAATCAAAACTTATATAAAGAAAAGGTTAGAAATCACGAACCCGTAAGTAAAAATCCTCAGGAAATTTATTCATTAACTGGTAATTATTTGGATTCTGAACAATTTAAACACAATAATATGATTCCCTTTAATGGTGGAAAGGTAAAAGGTAAAACATACGATATGAATGCGAACGAATCTGTCTTAGATAACATGATTGGTTCTGGTTCTCAAACTATAAAAAAAATAGAACAAGCCCCTCTTTTCAAACCTGAACAAAATATGCAGTGGGCTTATGGTATGCCTAATCAAAGCGATTTTTACCAATCCCGTGTAAACCCAGCAACGAAAAACAACAATGTGAAACCGTTCGACTCCGTTATGGTTGGACCTGGATTAGATCAAGGTTATGGAATAAATGGTAACAATGGTTATAACTCTGGTATGGTTGCTCGGGATAAATGGTTACCAAAGACAGTAGACCAATTAAGAGTTGACACAAATCCTAAATTGGAATACGAGCTTATAAATCATGAGGGTCCTGCCATATCAGCCATTAAAACCGCACCAACTACACAAATGATTGGACGTGTAGAAAAACAACGTCCTGATACATATTTTATCAACACACAAGATAGATGGCTAACAACTACAGGTGCTGAAAAAGGTGAAACATTGAGACCAATCCAAGAGATGGGTATTTTAAGACGTAATGACAAATCCAGCGATTATATGGGACCTGCTGGGGCTATGGATGTAAAAGCTACTACTGCTCCACAAAATTATGAGCCATCAAAACGTCAAGAAGCTTTGCAAGGCGGCGTAAATCCCTCAACAGCAACAGCTCAAGGAAATCATACAGATAAAGATATATTTCTTAGAAGTCATACCAATTATGAGAATAATAGAAGCACTGTTAAACAACCAGAAACATTAAGGAGTGGATTTAGTGGAGCGATTGGTGCGGTTGTTGCTCCAATAATGGATATGTTTAGACCAACGCGCAAAGATGAAACTATTAATAACGTTCGAGTTTATGGTGATGCCGGAACTTCGTCGATGGTTAAGGGGCCTGTATATAATCCCCTCGACGCTACACCTACAACAATTAAAGAAACCAATTTGCATACAGTTGATTTCAACATTAACAATCAAAAGGAAGGAATATATGTCAACAATTACACTTCTCCCGATAACACACAGAGAGACACTACCAGTTGTCAATATTATACCGCCGCAGGTGGAGCAGCGACTGGTTATGGTGATATGAGTTATGACGCTGCTTATCGTCAACATAATAATGACATTAAATCACAAACTATCGCAAATAGACCAAATCAAGGAGGCACTCAAATTTTCAATCAAAAAATGCATTTAACCACTATAAAACCGGATACTGATAGATTAGATGGCAGAGTAAATCCCGCTTATTCTAGTTTATCAGGACTTCCGCCATCTGCTCAAACATATGGCGCAATTAGAGCACCACAATATTATGACGAATGTGCTGGCTGTGACCGCATACAACCTGACATTTTAAGTGCTTTTAAAAAAAATCCTTATACTCATTCGTTAACAAATTCTGTTTAGATAATATTACACCGTTTTTAAATTACTGTTATAATTTTATATTTTGTAAATAACATTACGTTATAATAAAATATAAAAACACTTTTTAAAATATAATAGATACTAAATGCTTGACATACATAAAACTATAAAAAATAAATTAAATTTCTTTCATGAATTGAATAAAATACCTAATATACTATTTCACGGACAATCTGGTAGTGGTAAGAGAACAATTGTTAATGATTTTATTCATAAAATATACGATAATAATAAAGAAATCATAAAATCATTTGTTATGTACGTTAACTGCTCTCACGGTAAAGGAATCAAATTTATAAGAGAAGACCTTAAATTTTTCGCAAAAACACATATAAATTCTAATGGTGGTAATACATTTAAAAGTGTTATATTATTAAATGCAGACAAATTAACACTTGACGCGCAATCTGCGTTACGAAGATGTATTGAATTATTTAGTCACAATACACGTTTTTTTATTATCGCTGAAGATAAATACAATCTAATGAAACCAATTTTATCGAGATTCTGTGAAATATATATTCCAGAACCGACATTAAATAATAAAATAATTAATCTATATAAATATAATCTAAATAAGGTTTATAAATTAGAAGACATTAAACAAAATAAAATAGAATGGTTAAAAAAGGAAATAATTAAGTCTTGTGTGAATAAAAATATAACCTTGGAAGCCCTTATATTATTATCAACTAAACTTTATGAAAAATCTTATTCTGCTTTAGATATTATTCATTTATTGGAAAAATCGCACTTTTTTGAAACAATAATATCTACTGAAAAACGTTATGAATTACTTATTTGCTTTGAACGTGTAAGAAAAGAATTTAGGAATGAAAAATTGTTAATTTTGTTTATCTTGAACTTTGTTTTTTTAAGTTCAGAATTGTCTTTAGAAAATATTAGTTTTATGTAAATGGATGACTTTAATGTTAGCGCTCTTCACGAATCCAAAAACGAATGGGGGTCTCGTTTAGTTACAATCCTAACACCATTAATTATTGATGGTTACAAATCTATTTTAGATGAATCTATTAAGCTTTGCAAAGAAAATGGTGAAATGGATAAATATTTAATGACATTTCAAAATTTAATTTCCCGAATACCAAAATGGAACACTGAAATTATTGAAACAGAGAGAAAAAGAATTTGTGACAAATCGGGATGCAATTATTTAGAAGATTTAGTTACTTGTGTTCATATAATTCAGCTTAAAATTTTAACTGCTATGCGCGTTGGACAAAAACAAAAAAAGATAGATATTAATATACCCAAGTTGGACGAATTCATACATAAAACATACATTAATGTAGCCAGAAAAGTATATAAAAATGTTTATTTATTTGAAATAAATATACAACCATTAACCATTCAAAAACATTACAGAGAATTAGAAATTATTGTACAAGAATGCATATTAAATACATTGAGAGAAAGCATACCAGTTGAATCCATTTTAAAGGCTTACATGGACGAAACAATCGAGGAAGATGTAACACAAGAAGTAAAAGAAGAAATTATTGAAGAACCTATAAAAAAACCCATAAATAATGAACCCAATAATAATAGTAACGAAGCAACAAACAATGGAGCAGGGTTGAGTTTCAATGATATTGATTATGTTAAAACAGATGATGGCAGTGTATCAAATGTGAACGCACCCAAATCTATTGAACGTTTGGAAGAAATTAGTCAGATTAGAAATCAACAAAGAAAAATGGAAGAAGACGAAGATGACGAAGACAACAAACTTGTAATATCTGACCAAGAATTCGCATTGGATACATTAGATCTTCATAACATTGAAGAACCGAAATTGGAATTGTTGCCCGACTTAATAATAGATGATGTTGAAATTTTAGATTAATTTTGCGTAAAAATATAAATATATTATCCGTTTATTATTTTAAATGGATAATATATTTGTAATTTCAGCCGTTATTTCAGTAATATTTTTTATTTCAAAATTTATTGAAATGCGGTTTGTTGAAAAGGAAATTAAACCGTTAAAATTATTAATTCGCGATTCATTGATTGTTTATTTTAGCGTAGTTTTTGGTGATTTTATATTCGGACAAATAAATCCCGTTGTTAAAGGAGGTTCTGTGATTACACCTGCATTTACAGACAATCCTGGATTTTAATAAAATTTTATATTTTCTATTTTTATATTATAATGAGAACAAAAAAAGGAAAATATAAAACAAACACAAAATATAAAACAAACAAAAAATATAAAACAAACAAAAAAAATAAAACAAACAAAAAAAATAAAACAAACAAAAAAAATAAATATAAAACAAGGCGCCGTTTTAGAGGTGGAGGGTATGGAAAAGAAGACCAAGAAAATAAAGATCATTTTAGAGACACATTTATGAATTCATTCGATCAATTGCGCACAGCAACTAAGGAAAAAAACCCGGAGAAACTCAATGACGCAACGGAACATTTTAAAAATTTCTTTGAAACGAATGAAACATTCATAAATACATTAATCCCTATAACTACTAATTCGTTGCCAATTAATAAATATCAATATAGTGAAGGCACAACACCCTTACTTGCGTTTGTTCCTCCATTAGTTATTATTTTTAACGCAGTTGACGATGAGACTGTAAGAAAAACATTCATTGACAATTTTATACTCTACAAAGGGAACATAAATCTGGTTAGTTATTCTAAAAATATTTCGGCATTATCAGAAGCAATTAAATTGCAAGATAAAGAATTAGTTAAGTATCTGGTTGAAAAAGGTTCCGATAGCAACATTTTAACAGAAGAACAAAAAACGTTGATGGAAAATTTAATAAAAGATAGTGAAATAGATGCTATAATTGAAGAGAAAACACCAATTCCTCTTGTTAAATTAACATTTCCTACTGCTTTACCGTCTAGTTATGATTCAGACATAGAACCAGAATTTTGGAAACCGATTTTTAAAGAAAATGAAATGATTTCAATAAGGAATAAAATCCTAGAAATGATTGAGAATGACAAAAAAATAGAAATAAAACCAGATGATACAGTTAATGGCGAATGGAGTGTTTGTAAAATTAATAAAGCTATAATTCCTACATATGATATACCAACTAAAAACGAAACTTATGATTCATTCGGTTCATTATTCAAAGACATAAACAATGACTTCACTCATTACAATATTATATTATGTGCTTCTTTACTGTTGTTTGGAATTATTTCAGAAAAGATGAATGGACAAGATTATAAAATAATATTTAAGGGTGGAAAAGCGATACAATTAGTTTTGTCTGGATTGTCTGATAAATCAACATACAAATCAGAGGACATTGATGTTTTAATAATGCCTATTGTGGGTGTTCCATATGTAGATAATAATGTTAAAAGTTTATCAGGTCATTTATCTTATTTAATAAAATGGTTTTTACAAAGTTGTCCGGTTTCTGTTCAAGAACCTAACCCAGAAAATATAAGAGCAAATCCATTTATTTTCAAACTTAGTTATGTAAAAGAGACACAAAAATATAACTATAGAACAAAAAAAATGGTAGATGATTTCAAACAATTTTCAGATATAGATTTCAAGGAGATTCCAGAAAGTGTAAAACCATATTTTGAACAAACGATTGATTTTAAATTTTTCATAAGTGAGTTGCAACAAAATATATTATTAAGATGTCCTAATGTTGGTTCTCTATTAGATGAAAAAATATATTATTATTCAAAATATTTTCAATTTAAAAATATGTTAGAAGAGAGAAAACCTATAAAGGAAGAAGGATATGAAAAATTAACTGTTTGGGATTGTGAAAGGATAATGAATAAATTTAAACGAGCAATTTTAGCTATGAATAAAGGTCTTCAAAGGAAAAGATTTCCTGAATTATCACCAGAGGATTTACAAAAAAAAGAAAAACAATCGTTGTTAACAAGACTAACCAAATTAGGCTTTGAGAATAACAATATTATTGAAAGCATATATCAGTAATAAATTTATTTTATTAGTAATAAATTTATTTATCAACAATTATATTTTTTGAAATATTTTTTATGATTTTTTCTTCTTTTTCAAAATCGTTATCCCCAGGACCTCCCATTGATTCAACTACTATTTTATTGTATTGGTCAGAAAATTTTGAATTATATTTTCCACAATCTGGGTGTTCTTTTTTAAATTCTGTTAACATGCGTTGATTTTTGCATGTCACCCTTCTTATTGCTTTACGCAATTTATTTTTCTCGTCATCCTCTTTTTCCCATTTATTTTCATCTTTAATGTAAATAGTTTCTCTCTTTTTGTCTGTGCAATGTACTGGTCTTTGATGTACATCCAATTCTTTCAGGTTTTTCGTTATTATATTAGATATTCCTTCAACATACCCTAGTTCGCCAACTTTTTCTAAGTCTGATAACTGAAGTTTTATAGAATCGACAAAATCCATAATATTCATAGCGTCCTTGCAAGTTTCATTTAAAAATAAATTAAGATTAAATGCTTTATTATGAGAATTAATGGTATTATTACAATTGTTATAGGAATCCTTTTTAGCCAACTCTAATATTAATTCTTTTATTTCTTTATTTTCTTTCATTAGATAATCAATTAATTCATCTTTTTTATCCATAATACTTATTGTTTTATTATTTTCACAATCACAAATTTTGTTATGTTTCCATAACCCGGAACGAGATTTAAATTCTTTATTACAATTTTCACACGAAAAAATATTTTTTGCTGATTTTTGCTGATTTTTGTTTCCAAATGTTTCCAAATTGTTTCCACACAGCTTTTTTTCGTGTTTTGCTGACAAATTATGTTCTGTAAAATTGCTTTTGCGTGATGTAAAATAGTCACATTTTTTACAATGAAATTTTTTTGCTGATTTTTGCTGATTTTTGTTTCCTAATGTTTCCATAATTTATAAACCGATTTTATTTTTAAGTTTATATTTTAAAAATTACAATCACAAAATTTTTGAAAAATTTTTAGTGACGAGACGCTAATTTTTCATTATGGTCACAAATTTATGTTTTTTGACATAAAATATCCAAGGTTTTCAAAAATGGACAAAAATAAATGTCCAAAAACCCAAATTCAAAAAAACTTTCCCATCGTTTTTTTAACATTTTATATAATAAATCAAATTTCCTACTTAAAGAAATAATATAATAAATCAAAAATCCAACTTAAAGAAACAATATAATAAATCAAATTTCCTACTTAAAGAAAAGTATCAGTTTCGTTTCATTTTATTACATTGTTAAATTTAATAAAATAAAATTATTTATAAATATTTTTAAACGTAAGATGATATATTGTCAATATTTATTACATCTTTTGACACATCACCTTTAAATTTACTATAAGCATCAAATTCTGGTCTATCCAATTGCATTTGAGGGGTATGATTATGAACACATCTTGCTATCATTTTATATAATTTAAAATCAGGGTATCTATCTACACCATTACCTTTATATAACATATTTATTCCTTTGTCATCCAAACACCATTCAACTATTATACGTTTTACAGGGTTGTCACATTCACTCAAGTCTTTAATCTCATCAAAATCTTCTACCAAATAATCAAAGATCGAACAAGCAAGACGACATAAATCAAAACTATAATTTGGTTCCAATCTTGGTTTTTTATCATTTAAATATGGCTCTGTATTATATTGTGTAGCAGCATCACCACCTAATTGAAAACTATCACTACAGAAAATTTTACCGTCAAATTTATATATACTTCTACCAAAATCAATAATTTTAAATATGCGTCCAAAAGTCGGAACTTTATAATACTTCTTTTTGTAACAATAAAAGATGAATTTTTTATCAGTATGGTTATACATTACATTATTTGTGTGTAAATCATTGTGTGTGAAGTTAAACGCTTTTTGATATGTAATTAAAATCATAATTATCTGCATTAAAGCAGATAACCATTCTTCTTTTGATAAATCACTTGTTAAAATTAAATCATCAAACGTATTTTCACAAGATTCCATACCAATAACTTGAACCGGAAATTTTGGTATAGTCGCATTAATTTCTTCTTCTTCGTCACTATCATCTTCGTTATATCCATCTGGTTCATAATTTTCACCGTTATTGCTATCTAAATTTTCAATTTCACCACAATCATCACAAACAGAATGTTCTTCTTCATTATCCGTATAGGACGACCTCGATGAACACGTTGAATTAGATTTTAATGTAACGTTCGCTATGGTTTCTTTTCCTTGTAACAGATTGTTGTCTGTTATATCTATTAAATCACTATGTAAATCCAAAACACACGTGTTGTTTTCATCAAACACATTCTCAAACATTTCATTATCAAATGATTTAATCGACATTTGTGATTTAGCACTTGAATTATGTTGAATTGTAATGGGTTTTAGTTTTTGGATTTCATCTTGAAATAAATGTTCGTAATCCTCTATTTTAAATAATATATTTTTATTTTTATTAAAGTATTCAGAATCATTCAAATAATCAATATCATCCGCAACATTCAATATGAAATTATTTTTGATTCCTAAAAATGAACCATAATAATCAACACCGTGATAAAATCCATTCGAATAAATTAAGTTGCTTGATAAGAATAAAAACAATCCATCAACGTAGGCAGAATTATTTTGGTCTAAAAATTTTGGATGACAATCATTTTCGGTTGAATTAATTTGTGGCAAGGTGAATAATTTATCATCCTTCGCATTATACTTTCCTACTAAATATTTGAATGGGTCTAATAGAGGCGCCATCTTAAAGAAGACCTCTTTGTCCTTTACTTTGTTATTTTGTATATTTTTAATTCTACAATCAAATAAACGGCACCCCTCTTCATCTCCTTCATTGACATTCGAAATATACCATTTGTTGTTTAGATTTATGTTATTGTAATTTGCGTCATTCAAAGAGAAAAATTTATTGTAAATAGGAATATAGTTTTGGGCATTTGAGAGAAAAAGGGTATCGGTTCTTTCTAAAGTTTTAAAAAGGTCAGAATTTTTTCGTTTTTGATAATTCACTTGAAACATACTTTAGCTATTTAATATATAAATTATATCTATTTTTAACTTATTATAAATGAGAATTATATTATTGCGTAAAATAATTTTAAATAAATTGATGTTTTAAAATAACAATGTCTTTAGAACTTAAAAAATTTGATATGAAAAGTATAAGTTTTAAACCAAATGAAAATAAAGGTCCCGTAGTTGTTTTAATTGGAAAGAGAGATACAGGCAAGTCATTTTTAGTAAGAGATTTACTTTATTATCAACAAGAAATACCGATTGGAACCGTCATTTCTGGAACAGAAGAGGGCAACGGGTTTTATGCTAAAATGGTACCAAGAATATTTGTGCACAATGAATATAACACCGCCATTATTGAGAATGTTTTGAAAAGACAACGCACTGTTTTGAAACAAATTAAACACGAAATGGAAACATATAAACGCAGCACTATTGATCCTAGAGCATTTGTGATATTAGATGATTGTTTATATGATTCTACTTGGACACGTGATAAAATGATGCGTTTGCTTTTTATGAACGGTAGACATTGGAAGGTGATGTTGGTCATCACAATGCAATATCCTCTGGGCATACCACCAACATTGAGAACAAATATAGATTATGTTTTTATTCTTAGAGAGAATTACATCGCAAATAGAAAGCGCATTTACGATAATTATGCTGGAATGTTTCCTACTTTTGAAAGTTTTTGTCAAGTAATGGACCAATGTACCGAAAATTATGAGTGCTTAGTTATTAATAATAACTCAAAATCAAATAAATTGCAAGACCAAGTTTTTTGGTATAAAGCCGACGGTCATAATGATTTTAAATTAGGCTCAAAAGAATTCTGGGAATTATCAAAAGGAATGAAAGATGAAGATGAAGAGGAAGCATATGACCCTAATAAGTCTAAAAAAAGAGGTGCTGGACCCAGGATCAGTGTAAAAAAAACTACTAAATGGTAGAATGGTTTTTTCGAAAATAATATACAAAATTAATTTTATATTTACACCTTCGGACATTTAAAATTTACAAATTTTCTCAATGGTTCGGTTTTTAACATTTCAAACGCCGATTATTTATATTGATATAAAATATTACACAAATATTTTATATTATCATATTCAAAATTATTTTTTATTTATTTTATTTTAATCAAGGTGTTCGATTGAATCCTTTTTATTTGAAAAAGGTCCGCTTACAAGCTGACTTTGTCCGTTGTCGCTCTTGCCAACAATAATGTTGTCACCTTCAAACAATTCCTTACATATATCAGCGCTGGAAATGGTATCGTTTGTCTTAAGTGTTTCTTCTTGTGTATTAACATTATTA